AGCGGCAGCCTCGCCTTCACGGTGGAGGTAGGCGGCGAAGCGCAGGATGCCGTGGCGCAACCCGTCTGGCAGGTGCGCCCAGTCTGCCGCGAGCCCGGCCTCCAGCGTCGCGACCACCCGGCTGACGAAAGGCCCACGCCGTAAGCGCAGCTGCGCCGATCCATCGCCCGACAGGTGCAGATCGTATTCATCGTCGGCCAGCGCGGTCCGCGAAGCCTCCGCATCGGTCAGTTCGACGCTCGTCACCTGCGCGATCGGACGGGTGACAAGCCGCGTCCATTCATGGCTCGCATCGCGAGTTTCCTCGATGGTCGCGGCCAGCGGGGTGAGGCCGGTAAAGGCCTCGCACGCCTCCACCCCCGCACCGATCAGCGCGGTCAGCTGCGCATCGTCGACGGTGCGGGTGATGCCGAGCCAGTGCTTCAGCTCGGCCAGCGCGGGCGAGAGATCGCCGGTAGCCAACACCATGCGGGTCATGGGCGGTCTCCTGAATTGTCGTAAAAGGAAGGCGCCCGCGTCGGCCAAGGGGGCAAGCCGACGCGGGCGCGGGGTGCGTAGAAGCGATGGCTCAACCGCACCCGGTCGGCGTCAGGCTTCGATGCGGAGCAGCTTGATCGCTGCGCTGTCGAGCACCTGTCCGCCGATCCGCTTGGTCGCGTAGAAGTGGACGAAGGGCTTGTTGCTGAAGGGATCGCGCAGCACCTGCGTGGCCGAGCGTTCGGCGATCAGATAGCCGTGGCGGAAATTGCCGAAGGCGATCGGGTATGCGCCGCCCGCGATGTCGGGCATGTCCTCCGCCTCGACCACCGGATAGCCGAGCAGGCGATCGGGTTGTCCTTCGACGAGGCCCGGTTGCCACAGGAACGCGCCGTCGACGGTCTTGAGCTTACGCACCTCGGCCAGCGTGGCGGAATTCATCACGAAGGCCGCGCCCTGCCGGTGCCCGGCTTTGAGCGTGTGGACCAGATCGATCAGCGTCAGGTCGGGATCGTCGCCCAGCCCGGTCGCACTGCCCGTGCCGATATATTGCACAGACCCGAAGGCGCGCGATCCATCGCCGAGCGTGGAGGTGGTCGCCTTGAGGAAGCCCCTAGGCTGGTTGGTGCCGCTGCCATTGACGAAGGCGGCTCCTTCGGCGCGGGCGAATTCCATCGCGATCTCGCTCGCCAGCCAGGATTCGAGGTCGAAGGCCGCATCGTCGAGCATCGACTGCGATGCCGCCGGGTTGGCGTAGAGGTCGCCTGTCGGCGGTGCGATTTCGGCAAAGGTGGGCGTATCGGTCTCGTCGCGCTCGCCGATCTCGCTCGCCCAGCCGCTCGCGGTGCCGCCGGTGGAGATGAGCTTGCGATAGCCCGCAGTGCCCGTCTGCACGACCTGAGCGATGGCGCGAATGGGGCTGATATCGGTCAGCTCGCGGGCGATCATCGCGTCGATCTGGCGGGGCACGGCATAGCCGCCATCCGAGGGCACGGTGCCGGAGATCGACTTGATCTCGTGCACCGCACCGCGCCGCAGGTAGCCATCGACGAAGCCCTTCACTTCGGCAGGCGCGCTGTCGCCGGAGCCGAGCGCGGGGCGCTGCGCCGCGCGGCCAATCCTGTCGACGCGGGCCTTCACCTCGTCGAGATCGGTACGGATCGTGGCGACGTTCTCTTCGAGCGCATCCTGCCGCGCGACGATATCGAAGCTGGCGTCGAGCGGATCGGGGGTGTCGGTAATCGGGGTCTGGATATCCATGGGGCAGTTCACCTTTCTTGGGCAGGGGAAGGGGTGGCGGGCGCCGGTCCGGCGAGCGGATGGGGCTCGATTTGACGGGTGGCAGGCGCGAACGTAGGCTCCCCCGGTCATGCAGAACGGGGGGACCGGGAGATGATCCATTCGATAAGGGCCGCATGTGCGGCGGTGGTTCTGGCGGGTACGCTCACCGGGTGCAGCGAGCCGTCGGCGGCGAGCAACGATGCCGAGGCTGGCGCGACGCCGGTGGCGGAAAGTGCGCCTGCAACCGAGGCGGCGGCGAAACCGTCAGCGAGTGCCAGTGCGACCGCCGAGGCGGGTTGGTCCGGGTTGCACGACGCGGCCACGCAGGCGAAGCTGAAGGCGCAGGTCGACAAGTTCTTCAATGACTACAACGCCGGGCCCTTCGAGTTGATGTTCGTCGACAGTTTCAGCGGCAACGATCACGCCCTGTCCGCCGGGAAGCTGGCGTTCGATAAGGGCGCGCCGGCGATCGTGATCGCGATCGACCAGCGCGAGATCTTCTTCGTCGGCGACGAAGGTTTCGGGCCCGCTTTCACCGAGCCGACGACCAAGGCGATGGCCGCGAAGTTCGATAAGGGGGACTATACGGGCGGCATTGACGTCGGCCTCGACGCGATCTTCAAGGACTGGGGCTTCGAATAGTCCGCGCGTCAGCGCATCAGATGCACCCGCGCGCCATGCTGTAGCGGGTGGGTGACGAGGCTGATTTCGATGAGGTCGACCGCGAGCAGTTCGCGGCCTTGGGGGCCGTGGCGGGCTTGCGTGGCGCGATATCCGAAGCTGAGCCCGCTGACGGAGCGCGCGGCGAGTAGCGCAGCGGCGCGGCTGGCGGGCCGGTCGATCCGCGCGACGACGCGCAGGCCTTTCGCATCCTCACCGATCCGCTCGACCGTGCCGATCCGCTGACGCGGGTCGTGCTGCCAACAGAGTGGCAAATGGTCGTTGGATCGCGCGAGCGTGGCGGCAAAGGCTCCGTGGCGAATGGTATCGCGCGCGGCGTCGGCAATATCGAACAGCGCTGCGTAACCTGCGATCCGCAAGACCCTCCCCTCCCCGGCGGGGAGGGGATCGAGGGGAGGGGGTTCTGTGATCTCGGGCGTGAGTACACCCCCACCCGACCTCCCCCTCAAGGGGGAGGAGGTACGCAGCGACACACTCATTTCAGCAGCCCCGGCACGCCGAGCCGCACCGCAATGCCGAGCAGCAGCAGCGCGCACATCCCGCGCACCAGCCACTCGATCGCGGCCTTCCACGCGCTTGCCTTGGCATCGCGCCACGCCTGCAAAAGCTCGCGCAATTCGTCGATATCGCCCGAGGCGGCCTCGTCCGACAGGCCGATGCGCACCAGCGCACGGTTGGCACCCAGTTCGCCCGCTTCCTCGGCGATGGCGCGCAGGGTGACGAGTTCGGCACCCTCGGTCCGCGCCTGCGCGAGCAGCGCGGCGAGCATGTCTTCATTGGTCATCGTGAACCCTCCATCGGAGCGAGCCCCAGCATCGCGCGGCGTTCCTCGGGGGTGAGAAAATCCGCTTCGCTGACCTGCTTCCACAACCGCTCACGGTCTTCGGAGAGCGCGGGCACCCGGTCGAGATCGACCGCGATGCTTGCTCCGTCGAACCACGGCGCCATCCCGGCGGCGAGCCCGCCGAAGATCTTGTCCGCCAGCGGCAACAGCGTCAGCCGCCACAGCGCGCGGTTGGCCTCGCGGTAATTGGAATAGGTGTTGTCGCCCGGCAGGCCGAGCAGCATCGGCGGGACCCCGAAGGCGAGCGCAATGTCGCGCGCTGCGGCTGCCTTCAATGTTGCGAAGTCCATGTCGGCGGGCGAGAGCGCCATGCTCTGCCAGCTCAGCCCGCCTTCGAGCAGCATCGGGCGGCCCGCATTGCCTTGGCCCTGGAAGGCGCTGGCGAGTTCGGCCTTCAAACGCTCGAACTGGTCCGCCGTCAGCCCCTGTCCGTCGCCCGGCTGGTAGACGAGCGCGCCGGAGGGCCGCGCGGCGTTTTCCAGCAGGGCGTGGTTCCACCGGCTCGCCGCGTTGTGGATCGCGATGGCCTGCGCGGCGGCGGACAGAGCGCCCGCGCCATAGTGATCGTCGCCGGGGTTGAGGCACTTGAGGTGGATCAGCTCGGGCCAGCCATCCTCGTCCTCCAGCGGGATCACATGCGTCTGCGCGCCGAGATGATAGGCAAAGGCTGCGGGCCAGCCGTCGGCGCGCTGGCGGATCGTCACCCGCTCGGGCCGCAGCGCGAACAGCTCGACCGGCCTGCCGCTGGCGTCCTTGAGGATCTGGATGAAGGCATTGCCGTGCAGCAGCAGGTGCGCCGCGATGGTCTCGACCAGCGACTGCCCCGCGCTGGGCGCGGTGACCAGCGCGAGCAGTTCGTCCGCATCGGTGGAGACGGGTGCGGCACCCACCCCCTCGGCCACGATCCGCACCGCCCGCTGCGCAACGGGGTTGGAGGCATAGCCCGCCTCCAGACTGGTCGCGTAGTCGAACGGCGGAGCGGATGCCCCGCGCGCCTCGAACGCGGAGGCCCAGGGCGAAACGAACCCGCGCGCGATAGGCACACGCGTGCTCCCCCCGCCCTTGAAGGCGGAGGTGATGGAGGTGAGGAAGGACATGGGGTTCTCCGGCTGGGAGTTTTATTATCGGTCACCCCGGACTTGTTCCGGGGTGGTGCTTGTTTCATTCACTGCCGATGCGGACCTTCGAACCGACCGTATATATTCTCGCCAGCCGCTATCGCGGTGCGTTGTATACGGGCGTCACGTCGGACCTGCTGGCGCGGATCCATCAGCATCGCTGCGGCACGTTCGATGGCTATGCAAAACGGCGCGGCATCGAGTCGCTCGTCTGGTTCGAGCGTCACGAGGACATTGAGATCGCAATCCAGCGCGAGAAGACGATCAAGCGCTGGTCGCGCCAGTGGAAGTTCAACACGATCGAGGCGAGCAATCCCGAGTGGCGCGATCTGGCCTTCGATCTCGGCTTTTTGCCGTTTTAGAAGCACCACCCCGGAACAGGTCCGGGGTGACCTGGTGGCTCACATCCCCCGCACCCGCGGCCTTCCGCTCCGCCCCAGCATCAGCTCGGTCAGCGCCCAGACCAGCGCGTCGGCGCGGTCGGGGGAGCGGCCCGGGCCTTCGTAGCCGCCGCCCACGATAAGTCCGCACAGCTGATCCTCCAGCTTCGCGAACAGCCCGGCGTGGCGCACGCGGCCGGCTTCGTAGAGCGCGGCGACCGGCTCTGCGCGGGCGGCCTTGCCGCGGCTGGCGTGGACCAGCTTGACCGGCAGCGAGACTTCGCCTGCGCGCAGCACGCTTTCGACCATCGCGCCGCCCTGGTTGGCTTCGGCGATCACGCGGTCGGCCTCCCACTTCTCGGCAGCCCGCGCGACGGCGCGCGCCCATTTCTCGGGCGAGGCGCGTTCGACGCTTTCGTCGGCGAGGACGGTGGCGAGACCTTCCTCATCCACGCCGCAGACTACGATCCCGCAGGCGTCGCCGTGCGCGCTGGCGGGGGGATCTACGCCTATGACGATGCGGGTGAGTGTGTCGGCCCCACCCCCCGACCCCCTCCCCTGAAGGGGAGGGGGAGAGGTGCGGCACTCCTCCAGCATGGCGCGGGTCCATAGTGCACCTTCGATGTCGGTCAGCAGTTCGCCGTCCAGCTCCTGCCGGCCCAGCGTAGTGCGGGCGAACTGGCGGCGCATCCGGTTGACGAAGCGGGTGGGGAGGTTGCCCTCGTTGTCCCATGTCGTGCCGCGCGTCACCGCGACGTCGTCCGCTTCACTTTCCTCCAGCAGTCGCCGGACCAGTGGCACGGCGCGCGGCGTGGTGGTTGCAGCCACGCGGGGGTGCTCGCCCAGCCGCAGGCCCATTTGCAGGTTGTCCCACGCCGCCGTGGCACGCTCGCCTGCATTGTCCCACTTGGCGATCTCGTCGCACCAGGCGTGGCTGTGCTGCGGACCGCGCAAGGCTTCGGGCTCGGCGGCAGAATAGCAATAGCCGCGCGCGCCGCCGGGCCATGACAGCCGCCGCAGGCTCGGCTCCCACTGCGGGGCATAGTCCGGCGGCGACACCGCGAGGATGCCGCTCTCGCCCTCGATCATCACGCTGCGCACCTCGCCCAGTGAGGCACCGACCAGCGCGATCCGCGCCTCCGGGTCGCTGCGCGCGACGGCGCGCACCCACTCCGCTCCCGCGCGCGTCTTGCCGAAGCCGCGGCCGGCGCAGATCAGCCAGGTGTGCCAGTCGTCTGTCGGAGGCATCTGTTCCGCCCGCGCCCACAGCGGCCAATAAAGCCCGAGCACGTCGGCCTCGTCCTCCTTTAGCGAGGCGTACCAGTCGGCCCGCGCGGCATCCGATAGGTCGGCGAGAGCATCGAGCCGGTTAGGCATCATCGGCGGGGCCCTGCACTGGTCTGGGAAGGCGGCGCGCGCGGATCGCGTCCAGCTTGCGGTCGAGCGCGGCGAAGACCGCCGCCTCGTCCCGTCCGCCGCGGCGGGCGCGTTCCTCCGCCACCGTGGCGCGGTGCGCCGCCAGCAGGCGGATTGCGTTGGCGATGTCGAGCTTGCGCTCCGGATCGTATCCCCGGAGGCACGCGAGCACTTCCATCTCGAGATATTCGTACCCTTCGTACAGCGCGGCGCGCCACGCGGCGGCGAAATCGGCGTGCTCGCGCCGCGTCTTGTATGCCCGGCTGAGCGAGATGCCTGCCTTCTTTGCCGAGGCGCTGACATTGGAGGTCGCGGCAAGATGCTGGAGGAAATAGGTCCGCCAGTGCTTGTTGACCGGGCCTTCGCCCTCGGCCGCCTTCTGCGCCTCGGTAACGCGCACGTTCTTGCGCTTCGCCCGGGCAGGGAGCGAAGTGCGCATATTGCTGGTCAT